ACACACACTTTACAGATGAGGTATTAATTACAAATTATTAGAGAGGTTTAGGTGTTTAAGTGATTCAATTACAATTTTTGAATTTCTTGTTAAAGACAAAAGATTCATCATTATTGTTAATGAATAATGTAAGTGATGAGTTTTTTCCGGAATATGAGCAAGAATATAAATACATAAAAGAACATTTAGAAAAATATAATCAAATACCAGACCAACTAACCTTTTTAGATAAATTTCCTAAATTTGATATTATAGAGGTATCAGAAAATTCAGACTACTTAGTAGATAAATTATACGAAGAAAGAAATACTAGACAACTAGCTGAAGTATTTAATAAGGTAAGAACTAAATTAATAGAGGGTGAGATAGAGGATGCAATGAGCATTTATACTTCTTCTGTTGATACAGTACTACAAGCTAAACATGTTGACAGTATAGACTTATTAAAAGATATCAGTAGGTATGATGATTACGTAGATAAAATTACTAACTATGATAAACACTTTATACAAACAGGATTTAAGGAATTAGATGAAATATTAGGCGGTTGGGATATACATGAAGAATTAGCAACAATAGTAGCAAGAAGTAACAAAGGAAAAAGCTGGATACTACTTAAGAGTTCTACAAAAGCAGTTGAACAAGGGTTAAGAGTCGGAGTATATTCAGGAGAAATGAGTCCTAATAAAGTAGGGTATAGATTTGATACATTACTGAGTCATTTATCTAATTCGGCAATGGTTAGGGGTAAACAAGATATACAAAATGCGTATAGAAAGTATTTAGAAGAGTTACCGGGTAAATATACAGGTTGTTATAAAGTATTGACACCCAACATGGTAGACGGACCTATAGGAATAACCGCATTAAGAGCATTTATAGAAAAAGAAAAATTAGATATATTATTTATAGATCAGCACTCATTATTAGAAGATGACAGAAAAGCTAGAAATTCAGTAGAGAGGGCGGCAAATATATCAAAAGACTTAAAGAAGTTACAGGTCACATTAGGAATACCTATTATAACAGTATCACAACAGAACAGAGGTAATACTGATGATGGAGTAGGGTTACATAATATTGCACAATCAGATAGAATAGGACAAGATTCAACAGTAGTATTATTCTTTGACCAAAAAGAAGGAATAATGGAAATGAATCTAGTTAAGTCAAGAGACAGTGCAAATAATAAATCACTAAACTATGCTATTGATTTTGACAAAGGTATTTTCGAGTATATACCTGAAAGTGATAATGCAATAGATGGCAAAGGTACAGAAGAATTAGCAAAAGAATTTAACGAAGAAGATGTGTTTTAATGAGACTACAAATAGAACAAAGAGTAATAGATGCGGATATGCATTTAATATTAGAGGACATCCAATCTCACTCAAGATATCTAAATGATATAATAGACAGAGGGGAGAACATAGGAATTACTTGTCCTTTTCATAAAGATGGACAAGAGAGGCACCCATCGTGTTATGTGTATGCAGTTGAAAATAGTGGTGATGTTCCTTATGGATATTTCAAGTGCTTTACATGTGGAGAACAAGGGAGTCTAACTAAATTAGTTTCACATTGTTTAGGGTTGTCAATAGAGCAAGCTAAAGAATGGTTAATAGATAATTATTCCTCAACCTATATTGAATCGTTATTAAAAATTCCCGAAATAAATTTAAAAGATATTACTAAAAAAGAAAAAATCAAAGTTTTAGACGATGAAATATTAGATAATTACAAGTACATACATCCTTATTTATTAAAAAGAGGGGTGTCAGAAGAAATAATTAAAAGATTTGATATAGGTTGGGATAGTTTAAATAATGCTGTAACATTTCCAGTTAGAGATATAAAAGGTAGACTAATGGGAATAACATCAAGAAATGTTGATTATAAATATTTTCATATACCTGAGGGAATGGATAAGCATATATATTTATTGCATTATATAGTAGAACATAATATAAAAAGTGTAACAGTTGTAGAGTCTCAAATAGATGCATTATATCTATGGAGTTTAGGATATCCAGCAATAGCTCTTTTAGGAACAGGGAGCAAAGAGCAATATGATATCTTGAAGAAAAGCGGAATAATAAGTTATCATCTAGCATTAGACGGAGATAAATACGGTCAAAAGGGAATAAGGAGATTTATCGACAATATGCAAGGTGTGTTCATAGATAAACTAGTGTTAGATGAAAAAGATGATATAAATGATCTAACAGCAGAAGAAATTAAAAAATTATTTGATTCCGCACAAATAGTGTGTTAAAATATATAATAAGTTATTTTTCAAAATAAAAAATAAAGGAGAATTTTTAATGGCAAATATTTCTTTTAATGATATGGACTTTTCAGAGAATAATAATTTTGAAAATTCTGTAGGATTCTTTAATCTAAAGGAAGATGGAGAAGAAGCAGTTGTTAGATTTGTACTAGACTCTGTTGATGATATGGAGATTTACTCTGTACACACCGTAAAAGATGGGGGTAAATTTAAGAAGTTTAATTGTCTTAGGTCGCCTAAGGAACCAACTAGCAAGTGTCCGTTCTGCGAAAAGGATGCACAGGTTAACAAGACAGATAAGAGCTTTGCACCATCACAGAAGATTTACATTAAAATGCTACAGTATGAACCTAATGGAGATGGTACATATACACCACATGCAAAGATTTGGGAAAGATCAGCTTACGTGTATGCACCAAAACTAAAGAACTACATTGATACGTATGGTGATTTAAGTAATATTGTATGCAAGGTTGTTAGAAACGGCAGAGCAGGTGATATGAAAACTACTTATGAGATTATGCCAGGAATTAATCCTAGTAAGTTTAATGAGCAGACTTGCCCAATTGATACTAGTGCATTTGATAACTTCAAGATTATGGGAACAATGATACCTGACACAACAGCAGATGACATGTATAAGTATTTAGGTATGAACGCAAGCAGAACAGATGAGAGTGACTTTAAGGACTTCCAAGAAGCACAGAGACAGTATCAAGAAACACCACAGCAGAGTAGATTAGCAGATGCACCAATTAGAAGATACTAGAGGTAATATATGAGTAATAGTTTATGGGGTAGTCAATTTGACTTACCTAAAAATGATACTTCTAAATTACTTAATAAGGTAAAGAAACCTAAAAAAGTAAAAACAGATGAACAGATATTAAATTCTAGCACAACATCATTGCAAGATAAGTTAGCTATTATTCATAAAAGAGTTAGGGAAATTCTGGGTGTATTTGAACCATATACACGAGTTATAAGAACTAAAGAAGAATTAGTTGAGTATATACAAATTGCAAATAAACAAAAAGTACTTGCAGTAGATACAGAGACTAATAACAGCCTAGACCCATTGACTTGCAAGTTGATGGGTTTATGCATTTATACACCAGGACAAAAGAACGTATATGTTCCTATTAATCATAGTAATTGGCTAACAGAGAAGAGACTTGAAGATCAGCTAACAGAACAAGATATAGCAGAGTGTTTAGCATTAATAAATGATGATGTTAAAATAATAATGCATAATGCTAAGTTTGATAAACAGGTAATACAATGTACTACAACATATAAATTAAGAGTAGATTGGGATACCGAGATAGGTGCATTTCTATTGGATGAAAATGAACTTAGGTTTGGACTCAAACATCAGTATAGAGATAAAATAGACCCTACAGTAGAAAAGTATGATATTACAGGACTATTTAAAGATGTACCATATGCATATGTAGATATTGATGTGTTTGCCTTGTATGCGGCTACGGACGCTTATGAGACATACAAGCTTTATGAACATCAGAAAAAGCAATATGAGTTACCAGAACATAAAAAGCTGTATAGACTATTTATGGAAGTAGAAATGCCTATTGTTGATGTAGTAACAGATATGGAACTTACAGGTGTTGTGATTGATAAAGAAAGAGCAAAGAGACTATCTAATAAGTATCGTGCAAAACTAGACGATTGTGATAGAAGAATTAATGATGAACTATCTAAATATAAAGATAAAATCATTAGTTGGAGAAATAGTGCAGAGGCACATAAGAAAACTAAAAGTTCAGATAAGAAAACTAAAGGAGAGCAACTAAAAGATCCTATTGAATTAACATCAACTACACAATTAGCAATTTTATTGTATGACATATTAAAATTACCTTTACCTGATACGGGAAAAAGAAGTACAGGCGAAGAGGAACTAAAGAAACTCAATTTACCAATATGTGAACTTATATTAGAGAAAAGAGGATATGAGAAACTATTAGGTACATATATAGATAAAATACCAGAGTGTGTATCAGAAGTAGACGGAAGACTACATTGCCAATTTAAACAAACAGGTGCTAAAACAGGTCGATTTAGTTCAAAAAATCCAAACACTCAGAATATCCCATCTCATGAAATTAGCATAAGGATGATGTTTTCTACAGAGAAAGGGTATACAATGATACAAGAGGTTGAAAATGATTCCATAGTATTAAACCTTTGGGATTATATAGAGGTATCTCCTAATCAATGGAAGTTAGCTAAAGATATAACTTTAGAGGATTGTATATTATTGTCAGATAACACAATAATGCAAATAGTTAATATAGATAAAAGGGGGAGTGAACTTCACATAAATGTCAGTTAAAACATCTAGAAAGAACCGCAATAGAGCCAAACAGCATTTTATAGATATTGGTGTTTGGCAACAATTTAAAAAGCCTAATATGCATCATAAAGATACGTCACTACGACATAATGACAAGGATAGATATGATGAGTGGCGAATTGAGGATCTAGAAGTTATGGAATGTTCCGATCACACAAAACTACATCAGAGACTGTCTGGAAATTGCATGGATATTCCTAAGGTAAAAGAACATCATGATACTGTTATGAAAACAGAGAAAGTCAGAACAGCTATCAGTAAAACAATGAAAGAATATCGAGCTAAAACAAAAGACAGCAAAGAGGAGCAAGAAAGAAATAGAAAAATATCTGAAAAACTAAAGGGGAATAAAAATTTTGCGGGGCACACACTATCGGATGAACACAAACAAATTTTGATTGATTGTATAAAGGGTAAGGTTTGGTACACAGATGGAGAACAAAACATAAGGTGTTTAGAGGGTACTCAACCAGAAGGATTTTTTAGAGGATTAACAAAAAGACGAAATAGAAAGGGGGTGCAGGATGAGTAAAGTTCGGATAAAAAAACCACAGTATGTAATGATTGGTTCGGACTTTTCGTGAGTCACAGCAAGAACCACGAATTTTAGCAAGTATGGCACAAGATGAAAATATGATAAATGCTTATTTAGAGGGTAAGGATTTATATGCCGTAATTGCTAGTAAAGTATACAATAATGCTTATGAAGATAATAGGGAGTTTGATGTTAATGGAAATATGAACCCAGAGGGTAAGCATAGACGAACATCCGTAAAAGCGGTATTGCTTGGAATCTTATATGGGAGAGGTTCAGATTCAATTGCGGAACAGCTTAACATGACAAAAGAAGAAGCAGAAAAATTGATTGATGACTTTTTTAAAGGTTTTCCTAAACTGAAAGAGTGGATTAATGCACAACAAGAGTTTGCAAAACAGAATGGGTATGTAGAAGATCTATGGGGTAGAAGAAGAAGATTACCTGATATACAATTAAAACCATATGAAGTATTTGGCAAGCAAAAGAGAGTCATGTTTAACCCATTATTAGGCACTAAAGGAGAATTAAAAGATAATTTAGTAGAACAGTTTGAGTATAAACTAAATAATTCAAAGAACTACTGGGAATATAAGAAAATTCTTGACGAAATAAAGAATAAGGGTTATGAGGTAAAGAACAATAAGGGATTTATTTCTCAAGCTGAAAGACAATGTGTCAATGCAGTCATCCAAGGTAGTGCGGCAACCATGACAAAGAAAGCAATGATAAAAGTACATAATGATGAACGCCTAAAAGAATTGGGGTTTAAATTATTAATTCCAGTTCATGACGAGTTAATAGGAGAGTGTCCTATTGAGAACAGGGAATTGTGTAAAAAATATCTAGCAGAAGATATGATAGAAGTTGCAAAGAAAGATGTATGTGTACCTATGAAATGCGATGCTGATGATTTCCCTTGTTGGTATTATGATGTATATAGTGCAGAGATAAAGGAACAGTATAAGAATGGTACATCTTTAGAAGATCTAGTAAAAGAACATACCGAATGTACTATAGAAGAGTTAGAAAAAATGATTGTAGAGTAATAGAATTTATGATATAATGAGTACATAAATAATAAAGGAGCAGAACAATGATTTCGATTACAAAACAAGTTATGTTTGAAATGGGTCATCTATTACCCGGACATAAAGGTGGTTGTCAAAATTCACATGGGCATAGTTACAAGATTGAGGTGACTGTAAAGGGACCACAAGATCCAAATAATTTTGATATGATTGTTGACTTTAAGGACTTAAAGGAAGCCATTAATAAAGCAGTACCTGACCATAAATTTGCATATTATAACAAAGATGAAATATCTTTAAAGCTAGTTGAGATACTTAATAAATATAATCTTAAGACTAAAGAATTTGATTTTATTACAACGGCAGAGAATATGGTAGGATACTTTGCACATGAGATTGAAAAAGACTTGCAGTCAAAATATCCTAATGTATATGTATCAAAAGTAAACTTATGGGAAACGGCTACGAGCTTTGCAACATGGGAGCGTGATTAATATGTATTCTAAACCAGAGATACCAATTAATAACATATCAGAACCTACCATACAAGGAGAGGGTTCAAATGTTGGTAGAAAAACAGTCTTTGTTAGAGTGCAGGGATGTGACTACAAGTGTCCGTGGTGTGATAGTAAGGAAACATGGGGTAAGTCAGGTACATTGAAGCAAACAAGGGAGTTATCACGAGATATATTACAATTACTTAAAAAGCACGGCATAGATAATATTGTACTTACAGGGGGTAACCCATGTTTATATGATTTTGGAAAATTTATAGATATTTTTACAGGACATCACATATCAGTTGCAATTGAGACTCAGGGTAGTATAATTCCTTACTGGTTATCAAAGTGTGACTTAGTAACATTTAGTCCGAAGCCACCGTCATTTGAGAACAAAGATGTACTTAATAATATCATTAACTTTATTGAATTTGTATCAGTTAATGAAACGAATTGTGAAGCTATTGATATTAAGATTCCAATCATTAATGAAGAAGATATTATATTTGCAAAGAAATATCTTGCTGTGGTTAAAATGGCAAATAGTATGTTGAAGCAGAAGCAAGAAAAAAACTTAAAGCACTTAAGATTATATCTTTCTGTAGGAAACACAAATATTAACAGCAGTGAACCTATCAGTGATGATATTTTAGAAGCATATGAAAAGTTAATTGATGAAGTAGTGCATGACAAGGAATTAGATTCAGTCTATGTATTACCTCAATTACACACATTAGTTTGGGGGAATAAAAAAGGTGTATAACAGAGAGAAAGTAGAAGAAATAGTAAGAGACTTATTGCTTGCTATGGGTAAAGACATAAATACAGAAGGGTTGAAAGATACACCTAGAAGAGTAGCAGGATATTGGGAAGAATTACTTGAGGGTGAAAACTATACAAATGAGGAAATTGCTAATAAATTTAATAAATCATTTGAAGTAGACACAGATTCACTCGTAGTTAAAGAAATAAGGGATGTATTTAGCCACTGTGAGCATCATTTAGCATTGATGTATAACTTAAAAGTAACTGTTGCATATCTTCCAATTAAGACTGAAAACAATAGATATAAAGTTATTGGACTTAGTAAGATACCTAGAATTGTTGAAATGTGTGCAAAGAGATTACAGTTACAGGAGAAACTAACTGATGATATTGCACAATGTATCTCAATCGCCACAGGTAGTCCTGATGTATATGTTAATATAACAGGAGACCATGCGTGTGTGTCCGCAAGGGGTGCAAAAAGTGATGGTTTTACTGATACAACAGTACTTAAAGGTGCATTTAAGGAAAATCAAGCATTAAGAGAAGAGATTGAGAGAAAGGTGCGTGTTAAGTAGTGGGTAGAACAGTACTGCTGTATAGCGGTGGTTTAGATAGTTGGTTGTTAAGTAAACTATTAAATCCTGATATCTTATTATTTGTTAGATTACATACACCAAATAATGATTTAGAGTATGAGAAGTTATGTACACAGATAGAAAGCGGATTAATTACAACACCAGTGGAAATTGTTGACTTTGACTTATCACAGTATGAGCAAAAAGAAAATGGATACTATTTACCTATGCGTAACTTGTATTTAGTAGAACTTGCGACAAATTATGGGGATACAATTTATATGGGAACAGTCGCATGCTCTGAACATAGGGATACTAATGAAATTTTCATGCTGAAGATGAGTGATCTATTAACATATATAGTCCGTGAGACTGAACAGGACAGGGAGATTAAAGTTAAAGCACCTTATCAAAACTACACTAAAACTGAATTAGTCAAAGAGTATTTAGATAATGGTGGAACACTTGAAGAAATACATGATCTTACAACAAGTTGTTATGAACCTATTAATAATAAAGAGTGTATGAGTTGTTTATCCTGTGTAGATAAATTTACAGCATTAGCACTAAACGGATATAACTATACGGAGGAAGATATACATAAAGCCCTAGCATATATTGAGGACAATAAAGAAAAGTGCAGTACTGAAACAATGGGATTATATAATTATCTTAAAGGGAAAGGAATGTAGTATTGGATTTATATTTTGCGGCAACGACAACTGAATATGCTATGAGATTATTGATTGAAAGACATAAATGTATACTACTTTCATTCTTAAATGATAAAAATGCCGTTGATAGGTTCTTAAAGCTGAAGAGTGAGTTAAACAGTGATAGCAAAATCATTATTGATAGCGGTGCATATACAGCACACACAAAGGATTTAACACTCGACCCTGATGCTTATATTAAGTATATTAATGAGTACTCAAGCAAGCTAGACTACTTTATTAATTTAGATGTAATACCAGGAGTTAGGCACCAAAAAGTAACAGAATACCAAATTGAAGAAGGTGCAAAGCAGAGTTGGGAAAACTATGTATATATTTGTGACAGAGTAATTGATAGGGATAAAATACTACCTGTATTTCATATTGGAGAGGACTTTAAGTACTTAACAAATATGTTAGAACATAGATGGGATGATGGGCAACCTATTAAGTACTTATGTATAGCTCCCGGAAGTAGCGGATCAACAAAAGAGAAAAATGCGTGGTTAGATAGGTGTTTTACATTAATTAAGGAAAGCTCTAACCCTAATATCAATGTCCATGTATTGGGTATGACAATACCTAAATTATGTGCATATCATACCTTTTATTCTGCTGACTCAACATCTGGAAAGAAAACTGCGGCCTTTGGAAGTATATTAATACCTGATTTTAATAAGCTGAAATTTAATATTATTCCGATAACACCGGAGTCAGAAAAAAACAGTGACCACATTAGTAAATTATCTGATAAAGTGCAAGACGAAATAAAGGAAAAAGCACAGTCATATGGATTTACTTGGGAAGAGCTAACAAGAGAGTTCGGTAAAAGGCACATGCTTAATCTATTAGTAACAATAGATATGTTTGAACACATAGAAAAAATAAGAAAAACAGATAAACAGCTTAAACCAGTATCATTATTTTAAATAATTAGGAGTAAAAAATGAAGAAAATTGCAACACTAAAAACATCAGAGGTAACAGATTTGTTAAAATCAATTAAGACTAGTTTAGGAGTAAAGACTTTCTATGACTATTCTAACTATCTTTCTATCAGTCCGTACAATGACATACTTTTAGTAAAGACATATCCAACTAATAGTGTGTGTGAGTTTGCACTTGAATGTGAAAATCTTGATACAGAGTTCAAAGAAGTAACGGTATCCGCAGAGACATTTATTAATATGCTACTTTCCATGACATCAGAAGCTATTAATATTTTTATTGAAGAGGAGAACGGTAGTAAGAATGTAGTTGTAAAGGGTGACGGAACATTTGTATTTGCTACAGTAGAGGGTATCACAGTACCTAATATTCACATGAAACAAGAAGCTGAAGAAAGGATATTCACTACAGAGCAGATAAGGAATATTCTTACATTTAATAAAAGTGTAGTTGATTCAGAGTATGCATTAGATATTAAGCAGAAGCAGTATTACTTTACAAAGGATAATTGCTTTACTTTTTCGTCAGGTGCCTGCAGTACACCTTTAACCTTTGAAGATGACTTTGACTTAATTCTTTCAAATGATGTAATTAACTTGTTTAAAATCTTCAATGATAATGTTGATAAGGTATTTATTACAATTGGATATGATGATGAAGATCAGAAAATAATTATTGCAAACTGTGATGATATCTCATTTATTACACATGTAGCAATCACTGATAGCCTTAAGGATATTATTCCTATTAATGCTATTAGAGAGAGGCTGGAAAAGGAGTATGACACATACTTTGATATTTCAGTAAAGTCATTCCTATCTACATTGAATAGAATTAAGCTAATTAATAAGGAACAGGGATTACCTGTAGTTCTAATAAAAGTTAATTCAGATAGTATTGAGGTAAGTGATGTTAACGAGGCTAGTGCAAAAGAAATTGTATCTTGCACAGGAGCATTTGATGAGGAATACTCAATGAAGTTAGAACTAAATCAGTTATATAATATTATCAATTCATACTCAACTGATACAATAAGAATTGCATATGGTGATGGTACAGCTATTTTAATCACAGATGAGGAAAAGACTATTAGAAATATTATGCCAGAATCAAGGTTAATCTAAATAGTGTAAATTACTTATAGAGCAATAACTATAAGTAAGGACACAAGTAATGGTTAATTACGGTAAACGATTTGAAATAAGATTTAAAGAGGATTGGGAAAAATCATTTCCAGACGGAGTTATTGAAAGATTACCTGACCAGATGACAATGTATAAAGGGTCAGAAAATATCTGTGACTTCATTTGTTATGATTATCCCAATCAGTTTTATTTAGAGTGCAAAACACACGCAGGAGCTTCAATACCCTTTGAGGCAATACCACAGTATGAAAGAATGTTAAAATTAAAAGGTAAAAAAGGAACTGTTGCAGGTGTTGTTTTATTCTTATATGAGAAATTCAAGGTATTATATTTCCCTTTAGAGACTCTTGACATATTATATAAGCAAGGAGAAAAATCTATAGGCTTGCGACATTTAGGAAAGTATGATATATTAGAAATACCAAGTGAGAAGTTAAGGAAATTTATGATTTCTGATTATAGATGCATAAAGGAGAAATACGGTGAGAATAATTAATTTAGATGAAAACTCTAGCACTAGATTTAAGAGTGCATTATTTGGGGACGTGACTGGTAAAATTAGAACTTTCGCAATTTTAACACCTGAAAATCCCATGATTAAACAGGTAAGTGCTGAAGATAATAATAAGAGAACAAAACAATTTAAAGAGCTGTTAAAACAAGGAAGTATTCAGTATATAAAAATTGAAGGTGAATATGGAAATAAAGAGCGAAGTTATAGGTTGCTTAATATTCCTTGTAGTGAAGCTAGTTCCATTGCTAGTAGATTTCAACAGCAAGCATTCTTTTGGGGTAAAGTAAACAAAGATAGTAACTCTATAATAGAGTATTGGGAAGTAAAAGATCCCAACGCAAAGAAATTAGAATATAAATTAACAGAGAGAAATGATAAGATTGCTTCATCAAGAGATTTTATAGATTACTTCTCAAGACATGGTAATTTTAAGTTTAGATTTGACATGGATGTGTTTAGTGAAAGTCTAAATGAGATAAAACCAATTCAAAGGGAAGAAGAGTTAGAGCATAGCTTAAATGAAAATACTTCTGCTATGAATAGATATTACAGTAGAGTACTTTCAACAAAGCCTAGAGAAGAGCTAATAAATGAAGCTACATCAAGAATATATAGACAACTAACTGATGATTCTGATTGTGCTATTATTTCTGCATATGTAGATGATGAGAGTGCAGAAGAAAATAAAAAATCATTCACACAGTTAAAAGCAGATGTAAGAAAAGCAGGGTATGGGTACAGAACATTTGTATCTAGATGGGTATCTGATGGAGTAGCCTTTGATGAGGAAGCATTATTTATTCCAAAGATAGACTATAAGACCGCATTTAGATTAAGCAGTAAATATAAGCAGAAGAGTTTTATTTATAAGAATAAAAATAAGTGTGTAGAAATATGCACAACTCCTTTTGAGACCTATAAAGAGGGAGATATAGTAAGAACTTATAATATCTCAGGGAATAATACTTTAAACATAGAACAAGCACAACAGATCTTTAGTAGAAAGTTGAGTGGACCTGCATCTAAACCTGTAAAAGGTTCTAACAGTAAACCATTTAATTTACAGGTAGAGAATTATGAGTTATTAGAGAGATATGATCCAAAGGCAAGTTACTTTGAGGATAAACCTCATTATGATAAAATTCAGCTAGATGAGAATAGAAGTACAAGGTTCAAGAGTGCATTGTTTGGTGATATAACAGGTAAAATAAGAACATTTGCTATAATGACTCCTGAAAATCCTAATGGAGAGACAGTGGATGCACAACTAAATAATAAATTAGTCAAAGGTTTTAAAAGCACGTTAAAGACTGGATATATTCAGTATATACCTATTGAGGGTAGCTACAATGTTAAAGAACATAGCTTTGTGCTAATTAATATTCCACTATCTACCGCAACACATTTAGCTGGAGCATATCATCAGCAATCATTCTTTTATGGTAAAACTTCTAAAGAGGGTGTAGCTGAAATTAACTACTATGAAACTTCAAATGCTAAGGATAAGAAACCTACATATAGTCTAAAAGATAAGGTTAAGGATATTAGAAGTGCTGATGAATTTGATAAATATTATTCAAGACATGGTGACTATAGATTTAAATTTAATGCAGATGTGTTTAATGAACATTTAGAAAAGATTAGACCAATTATAGACGAAGAAGAGTACATTAAAAGTATGATGGAGAATAGGGTTGGGTATAGTCAGCTAATGCATAGACTACACTCATACAAAAACAAAGAAAAATAAATTTTCAATATTAAGTAACTAGCTAACAAATTAATTTTTGTTAGCTTTTTTATTGCATTTTATATTAAATTATGTTAATATATAACATATAAAAATAAAGGAGATGTTATATGAATATTACTTTAGATAAGGTTAATGAGATGCAGAACACAACTGATGAACAAGTAGGCATTGTATCAAGTGTTGCAGACAAAATTGTATCAGAATATACGGATAATCTAGATAGAATTATGTTAGAAGTAAAGCATAACGTAATTGAAAAACAGCCAGCACCAATTAATGAGCTTGAGAAGTATTTTCTTGAGCTTTCTACAGAGATTTATTTCATTTCAAGTAATACAGAGAAATTAGGTATGTATGACTATGTAAGTAAACTAAAAGCACAAGAGACATATAATGATGCATATTTGAAGTACATTGAAGATGGTGCATCTGCAAAGAAAAAGCCTACAGTAGCAGAGCTAACAGCACTAGCAGAAAAAGATTCTACAGAAGATAATGTAATGCACGATATTTATATGAGAGCATATAAGATTATTAAGAACAAAGTAAGTAGTGCAGAACTAATTGTATCATCTTTAAGTAAGATTCTTACTAGCAGATTACAGGAATCACAGATGAATACAGACAGAGTTGAAAGACAGCTACTTAACAATCAAGAAATTTAGGGGATGTAAATGGCGACAAAAACATTAGATCAAGTTTTAAAAGGCATAGAAAAAGACTATGGCAAAGGAATTGCAAAGATAGGAGCTGATGCATTAGAAGTAGAGGGAGTTCTATCCCTAGGTTCTCCTATGGTAGATTATTGTCTTTATGGTGGGCTACCCGAAGGGAGAATCATAGAATACAGCGGGGCAGAGGGCTCTGGTAAGACCTCTTCCTCATTCCTAGTGGCGGCTTCTTACTGTAAAGAAGAGTTAAAAAGACATCCTGTCGGAGAAGAATGGGGGTTTAGAGGGGAAGTTCATGTGGGTCCTAGAAAGATTATCTTCCTAGACAATGAAGGAACATTAGACCCCTCATGGGCAAAAGTATTTGGTTATGACTTATCTGAAGATGCTGATGTTCAAACCATTGTAATTAGACCAGAGGCACAAAGTGCAGAAGAGATCTTTGACATGGCACTTGACTTACTAAAAACAGGTGAGGTAGGACTCTTAATTTTTGATAGTATAGCTACACTAGTTCCACAGCAGATAGCTGAAGCTTCAATGGAGCAACAGCAGATGGGTGGAATTGCAAAATCACTTACCAGATTTGCCAATACAGTCATAGGTGTACTGCGTAAATATAAGGCAACTCTAGTAGCCATTAATCAAATTAGAGACAATATGAGTGGTTATGGTAATCCTATAACAACTCCAGGTGGGCGTAGCTGGCGTCATGCGTGTTCCTCAAGATTAATGTTTAAAAAAGGTGACTTCTTTGATGAGGATGGAAACAAGCTAACTACTAATGCAGAATCACCAGCAGGGCACATAGTAAATGTTATTGTGCTAAAGACTAAAACAAGTAGGTGGGACAGAAAATTAGGTAGTTACAGACTTCATTATACTAAAGGGGTAGACATTTTATCTGATACTGTAGAGGTTGCTACTCATTTAGGATTAATTGATAACTCTACTCAAGGTTATTATAAGATAATTGATCCAGAGACAGGGGAAATTAAACTTGATAGTGATGGCAAGGAGATAAAGATAAGAGGTAAGAAAAATGTATCTACTTACTTTGAAGAACATCTTGAAGAGTGGAAAGCATTGTATGATTTAGTATATGAGAAGATTACAGAAAAAGAATCTCCATTTTCAGACGCTTTTAATAAAATGTTAGAATCAACTATTAGTGATGATAAGGTAGATGAAATTCTTAAGTATGCGGAGGGAGATGAAGAATAAATGCTAAAAGTAGAACACCTAGAAGCATGGGGATTTAAACATGCAGTTAGGGGAATGAGAAACCCTCATAACAGTTGGGATAGATCTGATACGTGGGTAGATAAGTCTACAGGAAAAGAAGTTGTTATGGTTGGTGATAGTGACTTGTCATTAATGCGTAAGCTTTATAAGGCAGGCACAGAACACAGAAAGTATTTAAGACAGATATTTGTATCTATGGATATTACAGCACCTTTATACTGGTGGAAACAGTTTGATACTTATAAGATAGGAGTAACTACAGACAGTTGCTCAACTATGCATACTCTAATGAATAAAGAATTTAAGTCAGATGATTTTAGTTTTGATAGTTTATTAAAAGGTCCTAATGAGGATTATGTTGAAGAATTACTTGAGTGTTTAAATGATATTAGGGAGGCATATATAAATTATGACTCAATAGTAGAGGAATGTGGAAACAACTATAATCTCTCTAAGTCAGATATTCAACTAGCTTTATATGAAATTCTTCCATGTGCATACAATCAAAAAAGAACAGTAACTATGAATTATGAAAATGTTTTTAATATCGTAAAGCAAAGAAAGACTCATAAATTAGACGAGTGGAAAACTTTTGTAGAGGAACTACTAGAGTTACCTTACGTTAAAGATGTTATGCAAGGAGAATAAGCTATGGCATTTATTGATAAGTGTACGCACATACAGAGGATGGCAATTATTTCTGCTTATAATGGAGCAATTGAGGCAGAGGGTATTGTGTGTGAGGGTTGGATTCTATTTAAAAC